ACGCAAGACTTAGAACTTAACACAAAAAATAGAGATGCAACGCTAAAGAACTTTAACTATGGACCTTTGAATGTAAGTGAACCAGGTGACTATTGGGAAAAGATTGCAGACTATTGGGACACTGATGTAGAAGCGGCACTTGCAAGTAAGTGTGGAAACTGTGTAGCATTTGACATATCAGAACGCATGGATGCTTGTATGCCAGGCGAAACGTCAGACGATGATGGACGTTTAGGTTATTGCTGGATGCATCATTTTAAATGCCATAGTGCAAGAAGTTGTCATACTTGGGCCAAAGGCGGTCCTATTGAAGATGACGAAAAGTCATTAGATTGGCAAAAGCGTGGCGAAGACAAAGTAGAAGAAAACTTTGCAGAAGGCAAACCAACATCACCGTTTGATAATGTAGACGATGATACTATGAAAAAATTATACAGTCTAAGAATGGCGATGATGCCTATCTCAGATCAGGACTGGTCTGATGTTGTAAACCGTACACTAGAAAAAGCAGGGTACACTTATATAGACGATACGTTCGTTAAAGAAAACTTTGCCGACGGTAAAAAAAAGGGTAAAAGTCGTCCAGGCAGAGTAAAGAAGTCAGGTGCTAGTTGCAATGGCAGTGTAACACAGTTACGCAAACGTGCTAAAAATGCAAGTGGCGAAAAGGCTAAAATGTATCACTGGTGTGCCAATATGAAGTCCGGACGCAAAAAGAAGTAGTAAATATAGCATAGGAGTGCTTATGGAATATTTTTTACTACCAGATTTAAACATCAACAAACCGTTATTTGAAGCCTTAGTAAAGTCACAATGTGAAACTTGGGGACACTTTGGCACAGGCCGCTTTAAGTTTTATTCAGGCTTACCCGATGACTTTACATTAGATTATCTTGATGAAACTTTTAAAAATGCAGGTGATATTGTTACTAAAGTACTCTTTAATAGAGTAAAGGCTAATAATATTATTGGGCCGCATAGAGACTACGGACGTGGTTGTACTATTAATATTCCTATTTGTGGCGACTTTCCTAACAGTAGTTTAGATGCATACACACTTACTGATCCAGTCAGTGTTGTTAGTCCTAACGAAGAACTTATGCCTTCTGAAGAAAGTTTATTTTATCCACATAGTGAAATAAAAGAACAAATTAACTATACTGTTCCTATTTGTTTTGATACAAGAGTACCACATGGCGTTACTAATCAAACAACTGAAGATAGATTTATATTAGGTGTTACATTTCACGATAAGTTTAAAGTTGGTAACCTTAAAGAAATGTACGAAGCAGGCGAATTGTTGTCATGATTGTAAATGGTGTACAGACTCAAGCAAATCCTTATGAAGATGGATTGTGGGTAACATTGATGTGTCCGCATAAATACATTACAGAGAAGCAATTAATTGTCGAAGACTATATGAGTCAACAGCAACGAACGCAACAAGGATTGTTTGAACCATTAGGAGATCAGATCGATGAAGTTTAAAGAGTTTATGGAGACTACATCAGCAGGCGGAGTAGCGGCTGTTGCAATGCCATTAGGTGCAGTGCAATCACGTACAGGACCTAAAAAGAAAAAGAAGAACACGACTACTAAGGAAAGTGGTTTACAACGCTATACTGGTATTAAAAAATACGGTAAAAAAGGGTTTGAAGAACTACAAAAAGCAGGTCGCGAAGGTGCTAGTGAAGAGCAAAAAGGCGCAATTAAAGATAAGCATTTAAAGAAGAAGAAGTAGATAAATACTACTGTAATTCGGAGCAATAGAAATGAAGCAAAGCGAACTGTTAGAAAAGTCCAAAGGACTGTACCATAACGTAAACAAACGTAAAAAAGCAGGTACAAGTAGATCAAAAGATCATCCAGATGCACCTAGTCCACAGGATTGGAAAAATGCGGCAAAGACTGCAAAAGAAACTACTAACGAAGGTTTAGCAGAACTAGCAGGGGCGGCTGAAAGAGATCACGAAGTTCAAATGGCACGTGCCGAATTATATAAAATTGCAAAATATGCAATTAAACTACACGAAATTTTAAAAGGTGTTTCAGAAGCAGAAGGCATTGAAGGTTGGATGCAAAGTAAAATCACTAAGAGTGCAGACTATATGAGTTCAGTTTATCATTCTATGGATTATGAAAATAAATTTAGTGGTGATCCTGAGCAAGACCTAAAAGCAAGTTACGAAGATCTAGAAGAAAAAGAAACTAAAGAAGGCAAAAGCCCACATGCTAAAGGTACTAAAAAGTACAAGAAGCACATGGCCGCAATGCATGCTGAAGGTACCTATAAGAATCATTTACAAGCAAAACTTAACGAAGCAAGTGCTTGTGCTGATGACTGCGACTGCGACGACTGTAACTGTTGTTCCGAGTGCGGCAATCCAAGTTGGAAAAATGTCTCTGAAGACAAGAAAAAAGGTAGTCACGGTAAAGTATGCTGGAAAGGCTATCGCAGAGGCGAAGGCAACAGTTGTCATAAAGTCAAAGGCGACGGCTAAAACATCCAATAATTAAAAAAATCTCTTGACAATCACCTAAATACACTGTATAATAAAAGTTGTTATATAATATTTAGGAGAAAAGCATGAGTAGTCGTACCTATGGCGGTGAAGAAAAAGCAAAACTAGAACGTCTTGTTAACGAAGGTGTAACAGTATTGCAAGAAGTAGAAGATCTACAATTAGGATTAAGAGAAACTGTTAAAGCAGTAGCAGAAGAACTTGATATCAAACCAACACTTATCAACAAAGCGATTAAGATTGCACAAAAAGGCGAATGGGCTAAAGTTGCAGACGACTTTGATGACTTAGAAACACTAGTTGCGACAGTTGGGCGTGACAAGTAATGCAAAAAATTAAAGACTTTTGGATTAATAGTTATAAAAGTGATTACATAGCATTTTACTTTGAACTTGTTAGTTTTATCTTTACAGTCGGTGCAAGTTTAACTTTAGCATTAACAGCAAGAGACCCAAATATGTTAATTGTGTATCCGGCATTCTTTGTTGGTAGTGCTACACAGTGTTATGCATCTTATCGAAGAGGCGCCGCATGGGTTATGTTGTTAACAGGTTGGTTTGTATGTGTTAACATCTTTGGATACGGAGTTGCATCAGCATGGTGGTAAAACCTTATCAATGGCTAGCGTGGGTAGCAACAGTATGTTTGCTGACAGCCGCTACACTAGCCGCATTTAATGTTTACCCTTTGTACATTTGGGCATTCATTATTAGTAACAGTCTATGGATACTTGTTGGTGTCCTATGGAAAGAAAAAAGTTTGATTGTTATGAACGCAGGATTAACTGTAATTTACGTGGCAGGTTTACTCTTTTGAAGATACTAATTGCTGGAGATAGTTTTGCGGCTGAATGGCCGGGCAACAACGGTTGGGTTAAATTACTTGCCGGCAAAGAACAAAAGATAAAAGAACACGATGTAACAAACATTGCACAAGCCGGCGTAGGCGAATACAAAATACTCGATCAACTACGTGGGCAAACACTAGATGACTATGATGCAATTATCGTTAGTCATACTAGTCTTAGCCGTGTACACACACGTAACCACCCATTACATAATGAAGGCTTACATAAAGATTGCGACTTGATTTGGTCTGACATTGAGAAAAGAAACACATTTCTCAATCCAAGTTTAAAAGCCGCAAAAGGTTATTTTGAACATCACTACGATGATCGATATTACCAAACAATATACAGTTTACTTAGAAAAGAAATTAATCAATTATTACAAGGCAAAGTGTACATAAGCATGTCGCATATAGAAGTAGCAAGAATGTTTATATACGAAGACCATCACTTAGATTTTAGTGAATGGTGGTCTAAAAACAAAGGTACAGAAAATCACTACAGCAAAGTCGGCAACCAGACCGTCCATAAAATAATTGTTGACACACTCAACAAACTGTGTTAATATAGTATATAATACACGCCCAAGAGGCATGCAGAAAGCACGTTGGCTATAAGCAACGAAGGAGAACAATGAGTTACGTAGACGCACACTTTGACCGCGACTCTGACATTATACGTGTCGTAGAGCGCAAAGACGGCAAGCGGGAATACCGCGAGTATCAATCCAAATATACATTCTATTACAAAGACCAGCGAGGCAAGTACAAAAGCGTGTACGGTGATCCGCTGAGTCGTATTGTATGCAAAAGCACAAAAGACTTTAGAAAAGAAGTTGCTATTAACCGCGACAAAGAACTTTTTGAAAGCGACATTAATCCTATCTTCCAATGTTTGAGTGAAAACTATCTTAATCAAGATGCTCCTAAACTAAACATTGCGTTCTTCGATATTGAGACTGACTTTGATCCAGAGAAAGGCTTTGCTGATCCTAGTGATCCGTTTATGCCTATTACAAGTATTAGTGTATACTTACAGTGGCTTGACACAATGATCTGTTTAGCAGTGCCGCCTAAGACACTTACTATGGATCAAGCAAAAGCAGAACTTGAAGGCATTGAAAATGTAATCTTGTATGAAAAAGAAGGTGAAATGATTGACACTTTCTTAACACTAATTGAAGATGCTGACATACTAAGTGGTTGGAACAGCGAAGGATATGATATTCCTTATACAGTAAACAGAACTAGTCGTGTACTAAGCAAAGATGACACACGCAGATTCTGCTTGTGGGGACAACTTCCTAAGAAGCGTATGTATGAAAAGTTTGGCAAGGAAAGCGAAACGTTTGACTTGGTTGGTCGTGTACACTTAGACAGTTTGAACTTGTATCGTAAGTACACATATGAAGAGCGTCATAGTTATCGACTAGATGCTATTGGTGAGATTGAAGTAGGTGAAAACAAAGTTGCATATGAAGGCACACTTGATGCACTATACAACAATGACTTTAGAAAGTTTATTGAATATAACATTCAAGATACTGCATTACTTGACAAACTAGATAAGAAACTACGTTTTATTGATCTTAGTAATGAACTAGCACACGCAAACACTGTTATGCTACAGACCACTATGGGTGCTGTTGCTGTTACAGAACAAGCCATTGTTAACGAAGCACATCACAGAGGCTTACAAGTTCCTAATCGTAAAAAGTATGACGACGAAGCAACACAAGCCGCAGGTGCATATGTTGCATTTCCTAAGAAAGGTTTGCATAAGTGGATTGGATCAATGGATTTGAATTCACTGTATCCTAGTGTTATTCGTGCATTGAATATGGCTCCTGAAACAATTATAGGACAAATACGTCCGGAACATTCTGAGCAACGTGTACACGAAGACATGACTCTTAAAAAGAAGTCGTTTGCAGGCAGTTGGGAAGGTAAATTTGCAACAGAAGAATACGATGCTGTTATGGAGCAACGCAAAGATGTTGCACTAACTGTTGACTGGGAAAACGGCGGCAGTGATGTGTTATCTGGTGCAGAGATTTACAAACTTGTGTTTGATAGTAATCAGCCTTGGATGCTTAGTTCAAACGGTACTATCTTTACTACAGAGTTTGAAGGTGTTATTCCGGGCATCCTAAAGCGTTGGTACAGTGAACGTAAAGACCTACAAAAGATGTTAAAGAAAGCAAAGGATGCAGGCAATGCGGCAGAAACTGAATACTGGGATAAGCGACAGTTAGTTAAGAAGATTAACTTGAACAGTTTGTATGGTGCTATTCTTAATCCAGGTTGTAGATTCTTTGATAAGCGTATTGGTCAATCAACAACACTAACAGGACGTACTATTGTTAAGCACATGAGTGCAGAAGTAAACAAAGTCATCACAGGTACATATGATCACATAGGCGAAGCAATGATATACGGTGATACTGACTCTTGCTACTTTAGTGGATATCCTACACTTAAAAAAGAAATTGATAACGGAACACTACCTTGGGATAAAGATAATGTAATTACACTTTATGATCAAGTATGCGAAGCGGCTAATGCTACATTTCCAAACTTTATGATGGATGCATTCCATTGTCCAAAGAGCCGTTCAGACGTTATTGCGGCGGCTAGAGAAATTGTTGCTGAAAGCGGACTGTTTATTACTAAGAAGCGTTATGCGGCATTAGTATATGACATTGAAGGCTTTAGAAGTGACGTCGATGGTAAGCCTGGCAAGGTCAAAGCAATGGGCTTAGACTTGCGTAGATCAGATACACCTGTGTTTATGCAGGAGTTTTTAAGTGAACTATTACTAATGGTGCTTACTGATGTTCCGCAAGAAGATGTGCTTGAACGTATTACTGTATTCCGCAAGGAGTTTAGTGATAGACCTGGTTGGGAGAAAGGATCTCCTAAACGTGCAAACAAAGTTGGACACTATCAGCGTCTTGAAGAAAAGCAAGGCAAAGCAAACATGCCCGGACACGTAAGAGCAAGTATCAACTGGAATACACTCAAGCGAATGAACGGAGACAAGTACTCGCAAGAGATTGTAGATGGTATGAAAGTTATTGTTTGTAAACTAAAACAAAATCCGTTAGGTTACACAAGTGTTGCGTATCCTACAGATGAATTACGTATTCCGGATTGGTTTAAAGAACTTCCGTTCGATGATGCGGCAATGGCAGAAACTATTATTGATAATAAACTAGACAACTTGATTGGTGTGCTTAACTATCCACTAGAAGATACTAAGCGTCACAACACATTTACAAGTTTGTTTGACTTTGGAGAATAATTATGTGGGCATTAGTTTTCATATATTTTTATGAAGTTACACCATATGCAGAACTTGTTACTGTACACGAATCAATGACAGAGTGTTTCCAAGCAAGAGAAGCATTAAGTGCAGAAGTTGGTAAAGGTAGCGGTTATTTCAAACCAGAACAACAAGCAATTTGTATTAATATGAACGAGAGTTAATTATGAAAGTAAATGTAAATGATATTGGCGGGGAAGTTATTAAACAAGACGATAGGTATGTTGTAAAAGACAATACAACATTAACTAATCTTACAATTAGCAGTACACGTTTACAACCACGTAAAGCAACAAGTGGACATTCACATGCCGGGCAGGAAGAAGTATATTACTTTATTGAAGGCACAGGCAAAATGGAACTTGACGAAGAAATGATCAAAGTTGAGCCGGGTGATGTAATACTAATTGAGGATGGTGTATTCCATCGTGTACACGCAGGCATGCATGAAGAACTATACTTTGTATGCGTATTTGATAAAACAAGGAAGCACACATGAAAGTAGGATTTACATGTAGTACATTTGATTTATTACACGCAGGACATTTAATTATGTTGCGTGAAGCAAAAGAACAATGCGACTATCTTATATGTGGATTGCAAGTTGATCCTAGTGTAGACAGAGCAGAGAAAAATGCACCAGTACAAACAGTAGTAGAGCGTTATACACAACTAAAAGGTGTTGAATATGTAGATGAAATTATTCCATACGGCACTGAAGAAGACCTCGAAGACATCCTTAGTATGTATCCAATTGATGTACGTATACTAGGTGAAGAATATCGAGACAAAGACTTTACAGGCAAAGACATTTGTCGTAAACGTGATATTGATTTACACTTTAACAAACGTGACCATCGTTTTAGTTCAAGTGATTTACGGAGAAGAGTTTGTGAATAAATTTATATTTGATGTAGACGGAACACTAACACCTAGTCGTGGACAAATTGATTTACAATTTAGAATGTTCTTTAATACATTTTGTTTAACTAATGATGTATATCTAGTTACCGGCAGTGATAAACCTAAAACTGTTGAACAAATAAGCGAAGCAACTTATAATTTAGCGAAACGTGCATACAACTGTTCAGGTAGTGAAGTTTGGGAAGGCAACGATAATGTCCGAACAAGCAATTGGAAACTAACTAGACGTGGGTATCAATGGTTAGAAAACGTATTAGAAGAAAGTGCATTTGTATTACGCACAGGAAATCATATAGAAGTAAGATCCGGTATGGTTAACTTTAGTGTTGTAGGTCGAAATGCTACAGTAGGTGAACGTAAATTGTATGTAGAATACGATGAAGTGTTTAATGAACGTAAAAATATTGCTGATTTATTTAATTTAGAGTTTCCTAATTTACTTGCTACAGTAGGCGGTGAAACAGGAATAGACATTGCTCCACAAGGCAATGATAAAAGTCAAATCTTAAAAGACTTTGACGACAATGACGAACTGCACTTTTTTGGTGATGCTATGTTTAAAGGCGGTAATGACTATCCGTTAAAAAAAGCATTGTGGGAACGTGGTAACAGTTCTACCCACGAAGTAAGTGGTTGGGAAGAAACATGGGAGATCCTTCATGCATATTATGCTAACAGGACATAGAGGCTACATAGGTAGTCACTTATTAGAAAGACTAACCAAAGACCATAGCGTAGTAGGTTTTGACTTGCAAGACGGACAAGACTTATACGATGTAGAATTCAATGAAGAATTTGACTTAATTATACACCTAGCAGGTAAAAGTGGTGTAAGACAAAGTATGGACGACCCTGCTGGTTACTGGCGTAATAATGTTGAAGTAACTAAGCGTATTTTAAATAGATATGCCGATGATACTCGTATACTATATGCGAGTAGTTCAAGTGCTTACGAGCCCGATTTGAACCCTTATGCGGCGTCTAAGTATGTAATGGAAGAAGCCGCAGAACGCTTTCCTGATACGTTAGGCATGCGTTTCCATACAGTGTATGACCATAACCCACGTAAGGGTATGTTTATGCAAAAACTAATTGACGGAGAACTAGAATACGTTACTAATCATTATAGAGACTTTATTCATCTTGATGATTTATGTGATGCTATTGAACTGTTAATAAAAAGTAGGTATTCCGGTACAGTTGATATTGGTACTGGTGTTCCGTTTAAAGTCCGTGACTTTGCAGATAATTTACCCATTCGTCTAAATACCCCGAATGAGAGGAATTGGACTTGTGCAAATATGGATAGAATGAAGACTTTAGGATTTAATCCAAAGCGTAGCATAGAAAAAGTCTTGACAAATATGCCAAAAGATAATATAATAAAACTTGAAATAGGAGAAATTACATGAAAGACATTCTACAAGATGTTGTTGCCCACACCCATAACTTAGGCTTTTTAGCACTGGTAAAGGTTAGTAATGACGATGGTACTGTAATCGATTCAATGGCTGAAGATCGTTCAGTTATTTTATCAGGAAATGCTCACTCAGCAGTAGGTGAGTTTGAAGGTACCTTTGGTATGCCTAACTTAGATAAGTTAGCATTACACTTAAAGAACCCAGAATATAAAGACAACGCAAAGATTGATGTTGTTAAAGCAGAACGCAATGGTGAAATGATTCCAACACACATTCACTTTGAAAATGCAACTGGTGACTTTGAAAATGATTATCGCTTTATGAACAAAGCAATTATTGAAGAAAAACTAAAAACTGTTAAGTTTAAAGGTGCAAGTTGGGCTGTTACATTCCAACCAAGCATGGCAAGTATTGCACGTATGAAACTAATGAGTGCGGCGCATAGTGAAGAGCCTACATTTAATGTACTAACTAAAAACGGAAACCTTGTGTTTAGTTTTGGTGATGCAAGTACACACGCAGGCGAGTTTGTATTCCAGCATGATATTGAAGGTACACTAGCACACACTTGGAGTTGGCCAGTAGCACAAGTACAAAGCATCTTAAACTTAGATGGTGATCTATCAATGAGCATTAGTGATCAAGGCGCAATGCAAATTAGTGTTGACAGTGGTATGGTAAAATACGACTATATCCTTCCAGCACAGAGCAAGTAATGAACAGAGATTTAACAGCGACACAGAACGATTATGCACACTTCTTACCCGCACTAAGTGGCTTCTATGCAACTTATGTAGGTAAGCAACGGCATCTGGATCCTGTTAAAGGTCCTTACATTGAAGATACACGTATACCAGCAAACTGGAATAACGGTGTAGAAAGTCTTAACTATCTTAATTCAAAAGAAGGAGCGTTCACATACAAATGGACGCTTTACTCTGCTGGACATGCTGATTTAGATACAGCAAAGATTGTGCCTAAAGAAGATATGGTACGGAATAGAGATAGAGCAAACACATGGCTACTTGGCGACTCAGGTGGTTTCCAAATTGGTAAAGGTGTTTGGGAAGGCGACTGGAAGGATCCTAACTGTCCAAAGGCTCAAAAGAAAAGAGATGGTGTATTGCGTTGGATGGACGCTTACATGGACTACGGAATGATACTTGATATTCCGGCGTGGGTAGCACGTTCACCTGAAGGTGCAAAAGCAACAGGCATTAGTACATATGCAGACGCAGTTAAGGCAACACGCATCAACAATGACTATTGGATGAAGCATAGAACAGGTGCTTGTAAGTTGTTAAATGTTTTGCAAGGTGAGAATCATGCAGACGCAGATGACTGGTATGAGCAAATGAAAGACTATTGCGATCCAGTTAAGTATCCAGACAATCATTTTAATGGTTGGTCAATGGGTGGACAGAACATGTGCGATGTGCATTTGGTTCTTAAACGCATAGTTACATTGCATTATGATAACCTGCTACAACAAGGTGTACACGATGTAATGCACTTCTTAGGCACATCTAAACTAGAGTGGGCTACACTCTTAACTGACATACAACGAGCAGTACGTAAGAATTACAATGAAAACTTTATGATTACTTTTGATTGTGCTTCACCTTTCTTAGCAACTGCTAATGGACAAGTATACATTCAAAATGAAACTCCTGATAGAGGCAAATGGACTTATCGAATGGTTCCGAGTGTAGACGATAAGAAGTATGCAACCGACACCCGTACTTTTAAAGATGCTGTACTACAAGATGGAATATTTAAAAACTTTGAAGATTCACCGTTAACAGACGGTATGCTTGTAAAAGATGTTTGTGTTTATAAACCAGGTGACCTAAATAAAATAGGTAAAGAAGGAAAAACATCATGGGATAGTTTTTCATATGCGATCCAAATGGGTCATAACGTGTGGAGTCACATTAATGCAGTTCAAGAAGCAAACAGACAATACGACAATGGAGTCATTCCGAAAA